TTTTGGGTCTGTGAGTAATGCACACCCATTTTCCCATACTGCAATTTTAGTTCCTTTACCCATTATGTTTTCTGTCTCAGAATGTAAATTTTCAAATGACTTCCACGTGCACGCCCGTGCAGGTAGTCCCATCCACACACTGTCTGCTACCACATTATTTGATACTACTAATTTTGTCCCTACTAAAGTCCCTACTACTCCTGACTCTACTTTATCACTTGCGAATCCAGGAATAGAACTTCCTTTCACTGTAATAACATAGTTTAGCAAATCCTTATAATTCTTAGGGTTCATCCATACCTCTACGCCATCAATGTCATAATCGTTCTCTGCAATATTCTGAAGTCCTGCCATAATATCTAGGATTGGGTTTCCGTTAGTAGTGTCATCCCATCCGTTTCCTGTAGCTGCTGCGGTTCCTATATCGCTTGGGGATTGGTTTTCGCTAATTACGTTATAAATTACGCTATCTACTTTCTTAACTACTGCCCTAGTTAATCTTAGGATTGTCCTTGCCAATACATCTATATCCGCCCCCTTGATATCTTCTCTGGAGATAGTTCCCTCAATAGCGTATTTCTTAGGGTAGCTTGTGTTCCTAGTCCAACTTACTTCTGCGTTCTCAAAATCTGATAAAGGACTTGTTTCAATCTGTGAAGGAGATGTCAAAGTCAAGTCTGCTGCGGTCTCTTGATACCACCTTATAGAATCTCCATCAGTTGTAGAGTTAGAGACTTTAGTTTTAAAGATATATTCTGTTAATGCGAACCCCTTAATCATCTTATCGATGTCAAGTCCTCTAATGTTTGTTGTTTCTACGGTTGCCATTATGCTAGATCCACCGCCCTAGGCATTAGTTCATATTCAAATGTTGCTCCACTTGCTGCCGTTGCTAGGGCAATCCCAACAATTTGTTCAGAGTTTACGTCTGCATCTACTAATCTGTTTGCAGAACTCGTTGATACGTCTGTTTGGATCGCTTCTCCTACTGTGACTCCTGCTACTCCTGCTGTTCCAGTGAAAATTCCTCGCCTAAATACTGCTAATTGTGTTCTTCCATCCGATGCAATCTTGTCCCGTGCTGCTATTCCTGCACAAATATCTCCGTCACCATCTGCTAGAATTGCCACACGTCCATTAGTCATCTTTAATACTGATCCTTTTGCTATTGCGGTTCCATCAGCCACAGTAAAGTCAATAGGGTTGTTTGTCCTAACGTTTAGAGTGCATTCGTCTGCCATATAATCGTTTAACCGAATAACTACTTAAATGTTTCTATTTTGCGGCATGATCCTTTATTTTGCCTTCTGCCATGATTATTGTTGCCTTTGCGAGTTTTATTCCTTTCTCGTAGGCTTCTATAGATGCTGTGGCGTTCTCTTTTGTGTTAGCCCAAAACTGTTGCTCCTCATTATAGAGTTCTATTTCGGGTTCTTCTGGCTTATTCTTTGGCATCTGGGACATTCCCTGCCATCACGCTTTTAGCATAGTCTTCATCACTTACTTCTTTTGGGGCTGTCTCCACCTTTCCCCCAGAAGTTCCTGCTAATAGTTTGTTCGCTTCGAGCTTGTTCGCTTCCGCTTGGAGTTCTTGCCCCCTAAGTAGCTCTTTGGCAAACTCATCATTCTTCGCTTTAAGACTATCAAACTCAGAAAGAGGCTCTTTATTGTCCGTAATGCTAGGAGTAGTTTCCTTTCCTTGCTTGTTACTCTCATTACTTGTTTCATCGGTCATAGAATTATATTGTAACGTTCTTTATAAAAGTATCGCCAGAAGTAATGGGATGTAAGTTAAGCCGACGTGTCCCCCCCATAATGCTAATAGGAAGTATTGAGTGGTCTTTATCGCCGCTATTTCTTCTCTTATTGTTTTCATGCTAAACAGGCAAGAAAAAGAAAAAGGCAAACTGATAGTATTATCTGGTTACTCCTATTCATTTTTACCCCATTCCTCTTGCAAAATATATAATTGTTCTAATATTTGAATATCGTTTTCGTCTGTCGCTGGTGTAAGAGACAGTATGTTAAGTTTTGTTTGAAATGCCTTTTCCCTAATCGATAATATCTCTGTCTCGTAGGTGTTCACTAAATCGCTATTGAACTTTAGTTCTGGAGAATTGTTAATAAGCAACCTTAATCTGCTTTCTAGCCTCTGCACGTTATTCTCTATATCTTGGATTATTTCGTTTGCTGTGGTAGGGGGGACTCCTAACCTTACACTTGTTTCTATACTCCCCATTCTTCGCTTTTCTTTTAGTAAATTAGACTTTACTTGTGCTGCGTTCTCCGACGGGGTCTCTATTAAACCACCTGCATACTTCCCTGCTAAACTTCCAACTACTGGGATTCCTTCAATCAAAGCCCCAAACTTCTCACTAGCACTTAAACCCCTCTCTATCTCTAACCTCTCGATTTCTGTTAATCCTAACGTTCTTAATTCTTCTGGTCGTGCTACTCCTAAAGCTTCTTTAAACTGTTCTTTAAATTCTCCTTCTGGCACAGTTGCCAAAACTATCTCTTGAAATCTATCTTTAATAACTCCGAACGTTCCTCCAATTACTGGAATAGACTCTAATGCGCTAATCTCTGGGGATAACTCTCTCCTCTCTGGGGCTTCTTCTGCTATTAACCTTTGTCTTTCTGCCTCGATTATTTGCTTTATTTCATACTCTCTATTTTTAGCTTCTAGTGCTTTAGCTGCTGAAGTTTCTACCCCTGCTTGAACCATTAATTTTTGTCTCTCTGTGTCTCCAACTTGTCTTGTGGCTTGTCTTTTTTCTTCTGTGTCTATACTTCCCCCTGCTCCTACTGGTTTATTACTCACTCTCGTGCAGGTTCTTGTGGCTTCGTCCCATACCCAGCCTGATCCCCTAGCTTTACACCTGTCCCTCGCTGCTTGGAGTGCGGCTGGTGTGCCTTTTGGGCTTGTTATTGTTGTTGGTTGTTCTTTAGGAATTGTCCTAGTATATCCTTCTGCCATTATCTATTTAACTTAGGAGCCGCCTCGTTCGGTTGTATGCTAGTCTGCCCTGTGTTTTTCTCTGCGTCCTCTTGGACTTTTGGAGCTAAACTCGGGGGTCTAGTAAATTTAACTTTGATGGCTACCTGTTGCCATAGTGCGTTTTCCATATCTAATTGCTCTTTCCCGTGTATTGGTTGAAAGATTAAATGCCCGTTGATTCCGCCTACTTCGCTTGTTCCGTCTGATGTGACCATGCTTCGGGGAGTTCCGCCTGTTTGGTAGCTTAAACCTTCTACATAAGTAAGCCAGTTCTTTCTATCCTCTGAACTCTTGGAAGGATAAGGCTCTATCTTCGCTGTGTCTTCTGGCATCCCTACCATCTCTCCGTTCTTTACTGCCTTCTCGATTTGTTCGTTTGCGAATGAGATTTTTCCTGCGTTGTTAGTCTTGTAGTAAACAACACCTAAAGCCTTATCTCTGTGCTTAATTACTCTCTCGTCTTCAAAGGCTTCAATCATGGCGTCATTAACATTTTTATTAGATTGGACTTGAGAAGTCCCATGTATCTGGTCTCCTAGCTTTTTATTAAATGTTTGAAATATATCTTGCGTCTTTTTCTTAATCCACTTAGTCCCGTTATAAACTTCGTATCGCTTAATCCTATTTCCTACAAAAACAACCTTTACTCTCTCTGGGGATATGTTGATTAAGTTTACTAATGTCCCTTTGTTATTTCTTACTATCTCCATAAAAGCATCCCCACACCCCAGCTTAACCACACTATGATTCCATATTATTTCTCCAAAGGTCTCCTTCCCATTTCCATCTATCTTTGGTAATATGACTTCCATCTGGATGTCTGGGGTTGTATATCCCTGTCCGAAAGCCCATGTCGAAAGAGCATATAACGGGGAGCTAACTTGTGGGTGGTTTAGAATATAGCCGAAGTTCTCTGGGGCAGTATCAAAATAAACATAAGTCTCCTCGTTTGCGTTAGCTACATCTAGAGCCATGCTTTTAACTATGAAGTCTGGGACTGTGTTTGTGAAGTCTGTGGTTGTTGAGCGGGAGAGATTAAAATCTGCCATGTTATTCTATTTTAAAAGGCACCTGTGCTTTAATTGTTGTGTCTACATCATCTTCTGAGGGTTTTATATAAGCCCCATCATTGTTATCGGGGTCATGTCCGACTACTATGTAACCACCACTTGATCCACTTGATCTATGTCCATAAATTAAAAAGACGACACTTAATTCTTCCCCAACCCTTAACAGGGTCTCTGTTATATCAAATGTAACTGTGCTGTTGGCAGCTCCCGAGAT